GGACCCTAAAAAAAACATAGGTACATCAATCGTACCTGTAGGACTTGATCGTATCAGACAAGATGTGCAAAGCTGGCGTGATGCCATTAAAGAAGCAGAGACATCATACTTTCAGCAACGTGTTAAAATGCAAATATTATTTGCTGACACGGTACTTAACGGTCATGTTTTCTCATGTATGGATAAGCGTAAGAAACTGACACTACAAAGGGATTTTGAAGTAAAGGTAAATGACAAAGAAAGTGAAGATTTAGAAACAATACTTAAATCAAAGTGGTTTGCTGACCTCGTGTCGTACATGCTCGATGCTCAATTTTACGGTTATTCGTTGGTTTCGTTAGGTGATTGCATTGATAGTAATTTTCCAGAAATGACACTTATCAAAAGGGAAAATGTAAGTCCTGACAGGCTTAATGTTGCAGCGTTCCCATATATGCTCACTGGCGATCAGTTCATGGAAGAACCTTATTCGACATGGCATATTTACGGAGATACCCCAAGTGAAAACGGTCACTCTCGATGCGGATATGGCATACTTTACAAAGTGGCCATGTATGAAATCATTTGTAGAAATTTGATAGGTGCTAATGCGACTGCTGCTGAATTATTTGGAATGCCTTTACGACATGGCAAAACCAATAAGACAGAGGAAGACGAAAGACAAGCGTTTGCTGATTCTCTTTCTGCTATGGGTTCTGCTGGATGGGTAGTGACAGACATGGAGGAAGAAATTGAATACATCCAAAATTCAACAGGTGCGTCGGGATATCAGATTTACGAGAATCTTGAAAAGCGATGTGAAGCAAAGATTAGTAAATTAATCCTTGGCCATTCTGATGCTTTAGATTCAGTACCTGGTAAGTTAGGAAATGATGGAGAGGAATCCCCAGCATCAAAATCACTAAAAGAAATCAAAATAAGCGACGGAGCTGTGATTGAAAACATAGTCAATAATCAATTGTTTCCTAAACTTAGACAGATAGGCTTCAATATTCCAGAAGGTGCAAAATTTAGCTATAGCAATAACGATGAAACGGAGGAAAAGAAAGCTAAAACCAATGCAAGCAATAAAACCATTGCTGAAATATCTCAAATCATGGCACAAGGTGGTTTAAAAATGGATGCTAAATATTTTGAGGAACAAACAGGCATCCCGACTACAGAAGCAGAAGCACCCGAGCCTGACGATAAGACTTTCAATAAAAATATTCAAAATAAACTTCAAGAGCTTTATAAATAATTGAAATACACATCCAAACAAATCGACAATTTCCTTCATGGCATTGAAGATGGTAGAATAACAATGTATAATCTACCTGATGATTTGTATGTGGCCATCACTGACCATCTAAAGAAGGGAGTATTCAAGGGTTTTGGTAGTAATTTGGTAAATGTATCAACACAAGACTTTGACCTGTTAAAAAACCTAACCGAAAATGTTTACATGTTTGGTGCTGCTAAAACGTATCAAGAAGTAAAAGAGATTAGCTCATTACTCGTTGATGAAAATGGCAAGGTGCGCACATCACGAGAGTTCAACAAGCTAGGACGTGAAAAGTTTAGCACCTGGAATGATGATCGGGGTAAAACAGAATACAATACAGCAATAGGTCAGGCACAAATGGCATCTAAGTGGGCAGAAATTGACAGACAAAAGGATATCATGCCAAACCTTCGATATTCAGCTATTGGTGATGCATGCGCTATCTGTAGACCATTAGACGGACTGACAGCACCTGTAAATAGTTCAATATGGAATAAAGTAAGCCCTTTAAATCACTTCAATTGCTTTTGCGTGTTGCTTCAAGAAGATGAAAGCGCAAAGCTGACAAAGAATCCCGAATCGATCACAGGGCCCGTAGAAGCAAAGATGAATGATGTGTTTTTGCACAACCCATACAGAACAGGGCAAGTATTTCCAAAGGACCATCCATATTTCGAAGTACCAAAGAAAGACAAGGCATTTGCAAAGAAGAATTTTGATTTACCAATACCTGATTTAAACGAATATAAACAAGGAAACGATTAAATATGTCAGTAGCAATCATCAATAGAGAAAAAAGAAACCCAGTTGCAGACACAATACTTGCAGCGATTAATCATTATAAAAAATATGAACGCTATATCGATATTATAGAGCTTGAAAAGGTTAGATGGGAGATATTTAAAAATTGGGTAATGAGCTTTGATAGCCAACTAGAGATTAGAGATGAAGTGCATTGGCAGGATTTAAAGGTAAAGCTTGCAAGTAGGCTACAGCTAGAACCAATGAAGATTACTTTGAAAAAATCATTATTAGATAATCCTTTAACCCTTCATAAAAGTGGCAACTAGCAATAGATTTAATTTCGATCGGGTGAAACAAAACTTAGAGCGCACAAAACGTGAGCTACCTGTTCGATTGGCCAAACAAGCAGAGAACTATTTTACATCATCATTTACAAAGCAAGGATTTGAGGGTAGGAAATGGAAAGAAGTAAATAGGCGTATTCCTGGCACTTATGAATATAAATATCCAAAATCTAAAGGACTTACGAGACGAACAAAACCAATACTTGTCGGTACAGGTGCCCTAAGACGTGCAACATCGAACAGTATCAGGAATGCAACATGGAGCATCGTTAAGTTGCAGGTAGATTTACCTTATGCTGATGCTCATAATGAAGGAGATGGAAACATGCCAAAGAGAACGTTCATGAAGCAAACAAATGAGCTAACAGTGATGCAGGATAAAACAATTAAAACAGCAATTGACAGAATATGGGCCTAAAATTAACGATACAAGATTTTGCAACTAAGTTAGGTACTATTCAAGTAGTGACCCCTGACGGAGTAACGCAAAGCCTATTTGTAAGAGTGTGGAATAATCAGCTCGAGCAATTGAAGTCGGGCGAACTTGAAGTGGTACCATTCCCATCATGTTTTATCGAGCCTATCGTATCACAATCCCAACATGGGGCAATAGGTCAGGGAGTTTGCGGATTTAATATACTATTTAGGGTTCATTTGCTTCATACGAATTACAATACAGAGGGAAGCTTTGAGCAAAACCTCGTAGTGTTTGATTTGAGAGATAAGGTCATTAGAACAATGAATCGTTTTAAACCTCTCATGTGTGGACCTATTGACAAAATAAGTGAAGGCTTAGACTTTGAGCATGATAATGTTTATCACTACACAATTGATTTTAATGCTCATTTCATTGACTTGACGGGAAGCGACCAAGATACTTTAACAGGTGATTACACCGTATCTGTACCACCATTGAATATCATACTTGATGTGAATAGAACAGCGGACTATTACGAAGTAAATAGCTACGTTACGGACCTTCAACAAACCCAATGCACAGCCGAGCAGTCACAATTTAATTCAATTATCACCTTCAATAAGCTAAGATTCTTTAAAAATGGAACTGTTATTCAGTTGGATATCGACACAGCAGGCGAAATAACAGAGATATCAGCAACAGGTGACGGATTTACATTTAATGAAACCACAAAAGCGGTAACGATTACTGACATATCATTATTCAGTTCAATTACGCTCAATATCCAAATATCAAACCCACTTTGCGCATCTGTAACCGAAGTCACAACCGTAGTATCAGGCTATACCGGACTAAGACGAAATGGTGTAGAAGGAACGCAACAACCATTAACACAAACTTTTGACCCTAATTTATAAAACATGGCACGTACAGTAGCAGAATGCAATCAATATATCGTAAATAACCTAGTCACACACTTTGCGACTGTAGGAATTACCATCAATCCAACCCTATGGAGTAAGCGCAATTTTTTAAGATTGGTATGCTATTCCTTTGCAATTGCTCAGGCATTATACGAACAATTAGCAGACCAAAGCATTGCAGAAATGGAAGACATACAGAACAAATCAGCAGCAGCAACAAAGCCATGGATACAGGATAAAATGTTTAAGTTTCAGTATTCGGCCACAAATCCCCAATACGTTCAAATTGTAAATGGCATTCCCGAATACCCAACTGTAAACGATAATTTAAAAATAATCACAGCTTGTGCAGTTACTACAACTGTAACTCAAAATGTAAAAGTGAAAGTTGCTAAAGAGGATCCATTTGTTGCGTTGTCAGCACCCGAAATCACAGCAGCACAAGACTACATTGATACAATAGGCACTGCAGGGATTACTTACATTGTTACTTCACTAGATGCTGACAAAATATGGATTGAAGCTGATATTTGGTTTAAAGGTAGCTATAACGCTGTGATACAAACCAATGTGATCAATGCCCTTAATGCTTTCTTACTCAATCTTTCAAAAACTGATTTTAGTGGTTTCATTTATGTCGCTGATATCATCAATTGCATCAAGGCTGTAGAGGGTGTAAACGATGTAACGCTTAATGATGTACAATGCAGGTCCGATGCGCAAGCCTTTGGCGCTGGTATTGATTTGGTAATAGGTGCAGACGTAGTGTTGAGAAAATACCCATCAGTAGCAGGTTACATCATCCAGGAGGACACAGTAGGTCAAACATTTGCAGACACATTAAATTTTATAGCTGAATAATGAGCATATACAATATTTCACTTAGTAAAATAGTATCAGATTTGCTTCCACCAAAGAAGCGAACAGACGAAAACAAATCATTGCTTTCGGGTTTGTTTACTGCATGGCATAGGCGCACACAAGATTTGTATGATTATAAGTGTGGTAGCAGCTATACACCTTATGTTGCAGGTACATACAATAAATACGACTTGGTGATATTTGAAAAAGGCGTTTACGAATGTTGGGAAAATGGCACGACTACAGACCCAACCGATACAACCTCATGGAAGCAATTAAATAAATCTTTTATTGGAGTAAATGAAAGGCAATACTTCAATGGCAATAAACTTGTACTTGAATACGCTTTGAATTTTTGGTTTGGCACAACATTTAGCAACCCTCCTACTCTATCTGATATTTACATCACAAACAATGTGAATTTAACCCCTACTTTCAGAGTAGGTACGACAGAGAGTGCAAGTAGCTCAGTAGGTGTTGAGTCAAGTTCTGAATTTGTACCTGTGGAATATTCAGCAACTAATCAACCACCTAATTTTGCCATCAATGTGCCAATAGCATTTTATACATCACTTGGCGCCAATGCAGAGCAGATAATCAGAGATTATGCTGATAAATATGTCGTTACCTCAATTACTTATGAAATTATTACTTATTAAAAAAAACTAAATGAAAACTTTACTTACATCAAACATCACAGCCACAGCGGAAATGCCTATCAAGCAAGGCACATTGAATTTTTTACAAACAGCTCACAAGGAAACCAATGATGTGCTTGCTACAGCTTTAATCGGCAAAGCATACAACAGTATCAGTCAATGGGCGGTTAAGGGTGTAAAGAATGTAGGAGTATACCCAGCATTCGACATTTCTGCAGGTTGGATTATGTATAATGGTACGATGTATCAAGTGGATGCAACTGCATTTAATGCAGGCGCAAATACAGCAGTGGCATCAATTGTAACAACCTATCAGACAGCGGCGAATGCTGACCCTGTGGAGTTCACAGATGGTAATCCTCATAATGTACACGAGATCAAGAAAATAGCATTCACTGCAGGTGTGAGTGGTAGTGGATTATTTGATTATGATGATCTTAATTTTTGTGAGATTGAAAATAGTACAGATGTATCTTATGGCGCAATGTGGGACGCTGGCGCAGGTGGCGTAAAGGCTAGGTATAGAAAAAATAGAGACGGCCAAGTAATATTGGAAGGTTTGGCATCTGCAAACGGAACGCCTGGCATAGCTGATACTGTATTGACATTACCAGCAGGATATAGACCTCCAACTGATTTGTATATGCCATTGACTGCATATGACGGTAGTACGTTTTATGCAGGTTGGTTAAGAATAGAAACTAATGGAGTTGTTACTGCATTTAGCGCAATTGGTGCTAACTTTGCAAATGACGACTTAATATTTTTCGGTCATACTTTTTATAATTTTTAAAATCAAACACAATGAAAAAGCTAATTTTAATTTCAATCGTTTCACTTACATTATCATGTTCAAAAAAATGCAATCAAACACTTGATGGGTTTATTGCATCTAACCCATACCCTTACGCAATGGGGAATGTAAACGTGATAGCATATGAGCAATTAGATTGTGATATTTACAAAATCACAGCCGAGTTAAAATCAGGAGGTACAAGAATCGTTCACATGAAATTTAACCACGAAATTATAAGTGAGCAATAAATCGCAAGAAAACAGAACAGTGACCTACTTAAAACCTACTTACAAAAAGTTGGTAAATAACTATGCTGCAGTCAATGAAATGAGTAAGAGCGAAGTGTTAGAAATTGCGGTAAAGAATATGTTTGACAGTATGCCTAAAGATGTGAAGGCACAATATTTGAATACATCTAAGCCACAGAGAGAGTAATCCCCTATTAAGCGCATGCATAAAAAAAACCCCATCTAAAAGGTGGGGTTTTTTAATCATAAACAATAAATCAAATATATGAATCCAATACAAATATAGTTTTTAATTTATAAAATGTAAAAGAATTTTATAATTTATAAAAAAGGTGTGCCACTTTTCGACATGCGGATTTGCATCATTCTACTTTTGAATTGTGAATTACTGTAAAAATCCAGAATCTGACGAACCAATAATGCTTCTTAACCGAGAGATCGGGCAAGATTATGGCATGATTGAAGCTGCATTATTCCAAGAGGAGTTAATGGAGCTTGATAACATGGGTAAAAAACGTATTCAAGTATGGATTAACTCCCCTGGTGGTTTAGTTCTCGATTCATACAATATCTACAATGCTATTTTAAAATCAAAAACACCTGTAGATACTTACAATGTAGGTATCGCTGCATCAATGGCAGGTGCTATTTTTATGGCAGGTCGTAAACGATACATGGCTGATTATGCCCGTTTAATGATGCATCCAGTGGCTAATAGCAATGACAGTAAGACCTATGCAACTCTGATGGATTCTATCAGCACAATGCTTTGTTCTAAATCAAAATGTAGTGAAGAAGATGTTCGCTACATGATGAGCAATACAACATGGTTGACAGCATCAGAAGCCTTTGAAAAAGGTTTTTGTACTGACATTGAAAATACAAGCACATCAAATTCAAAGTATGCCAAACATGATGCATCTGCATTGTGGGAGGTTGCAAATTCTTTAATAATTACAAACACAAAAACTTTTCAAATGAAAAAAGTAGCCAATCTGCTTAACCTCAATGAGGACGCAAACGAAGCCAGCATCGAGAGTGCTGTTAATAAATTGATTGAAGCAAACAATAAAGTTGTGAGCGAAAAACAAGCCTTAGAAGCTAGTTTGCTAGAAGCTCAAAACAATGTAGCTGCTATTCAAGCACAACTTGATACAGCAAATGCAACAGCAAGTGAAGCTGTAGAGATGATTGCTGAAAACAATGCAGTAGCATTAGTTGAGCAGTTCAAACCTCGTATTGGTACTGATGCTAAAATCGTTGAATCTTGGGTAAACCTTGCTAAAAAAGACATGGCAGGAACTAAAGCGATGTTGGAAGCATTACCAGTGAATGCGGTATCGAAAAAAATCGAGACAGGCGTAGCTCAAGCATCAGGAAGCGCACAAGAAGTGATGATTGAAATTCAAAACAGACTTAAAAACAAAAAATAATAACCTATTTAAAAAAACATAAAATGAAAAACACAACTCGTATTTTATTCTCGATCTTGCTCATTGCCTTTGTGGCGTTTTCAGCAAATGTATTATTCGGTGCTGACCCTGGTTTGGTATCATTATCATTGCTCGGACTTGGAGCTGCTAAAGCTTTGTTCTTACCTGACTTTCAAATGCCATCAAACATGGCATATGATTTTGTCATTAGTGATACTACCTATGCAGGTGAAGCCGCTACACGATTTATCGTTAAAGCTATCACTAGCAACGAAACCGTACAAGGTGGACATGCCTATGTAAAGGACGGTATTAAAAAGAAATTTACTATACCTCGTATCTCGGGTACGTTTGATTCATTCATTCAAGCTAGGCAAGCAACTCCTGTAAGTGCTGGTACATTAACCGTTGACGGTAAATCATTAGAACCTGCTGATTATATGATCTACTTTGAATTTAATCCACGTGATTATGAAGCTCATTGGTTTGCTACACAGTTAAATCC